GTACAGATGGTGTGTCTACTTGGCCAAACATCAATTGTACAGCAAGCAAATCTCCACTATCACCACTACCTAATGCTTTGGCCATAAATTCTTGACCAGCGGTTGCTACTACTGCTGTACCACTTGCGTCTGGAGTAATATAATCACCAAATGCAACAGTTGCGGCTGCTTTTACTTTTGTAATACCTTGGACACGTACTTGTGCGGTTGCCTCGTTAGTTGATCCATCTGGGGCATTTTGCAATACACCTAGAGAAGAATCAGCGGCCCCGGAAAGTACAACTTCCTCACTTGAGTCATGCTTAACAATATAATATTGGCTTGAACTCAAATCAGTTCCAGTAGGTCGGCTTAAATCTATTTTGCCTTCCTCTGTTGCTAGAGTTATATCTGACATATCTTTATATGTTTATGAATTAATTATTTGTCTAGTTCTGACATGGCTTTCTTTTGCGCGTCAATAAGATTTAACTCCTTATCTTCTGCCATTAATTCGTTTGTACGATTAACGACTTTTTCTTCCAAGTCTTCACCTTCTACTTTTGTTTCAACTTTTGTTGATCCGATTTCACTTAAATCTACTGTTTTGACAGCTGACATAATTTCATTGAAATTATTCCTCTGTTCTTCGTTTAGACTTAACATAAAATCTACAATTGAGTCTTGTTTTTCTGCTACAACGCCAGTCAAATTGGTTTCAGATAGTACCATTTTTTCTGACACTACTTCACCCAATTCCTTGCGTTCGATTTTTTCACTTAGAGAAGTAATTTTTTCGTTGCTTACTTCAAGTTTTTCTGCTAAGGTTTCTGCCTCACCAGCCTTTTTTTCTGTTTCGACTTTGTCAGCTTCTGCTTTTGCTTCGGTTGCTTTTTCCTCGTCTGTTTTTTCCTCTACTTTTGGTTCTTCTGGTTTTGCTTCAACTTCTGCGACATCAGCTTTAACTTCCTCGGTTTTTTCTTCTACAGGAAGTTCTTCAAGCATTTGCTTTAAAAGTTCTTTATCCTCTAAAGATACAATTTCTCGTAACTTCATGGATGCTAGGTATTTCTCAAACATATGTTTTTCTTTATTATGTTTAGTGAATAAACTATTTAATTCTTCCGACAAAGCCAGAGGGGTCTGTGCTTTTAGTGCCGGTGCGTTTGTTAACGCTAATCCTATAAGTACATTTTTTATTATATCGCCTGTTTTATGGTGTGGGTATTCCATTGCAAGTTCTGCGGATACAAATTTGAATATTTTTTTACTTATTACCTCTTGACCTAGCTCTGTCCATTCTACTGTAGCCATCAATTTTCGACCTTTAATGAATAAACTTTTAACCCATCCCATTGCCTCGCTCCCACGCCTATGTTCTTTGTTTACTTGTATCTCAGTTCCATAAACATTACCCTCATAATTCTTGACATAATCTCTAAGCATTGACATTTCTATCTTCCAATCTCTATCTTGTAATATACCTGATCTCAATACCTCAACATCAGACGTGCTTCCATCGTCCTTTAATTCGATTGTACTTAGATAGTGCAAAATGTTTTTATCCATATTTTTTTTAATTAAAAAAGTCGGTATTATCCGACTTTCTATGAAGTTCTTCTATTCTATCCTCTTACCCTATGTCAATACATAAGGTGCAATAATCATTATCTTTATTTATCATGCCATAAACAAAGAGTGAGAGGATAGGATTTTAAATTGTTTTATTATTCGATGTATCCTAATTTTAATAATTGCTTTGCGTGATCCTCTTTAATATCATATCTCTTACCTTCCTTGTAAGTTTCCCCGCTGTGTTTTACATTGCGGAGTGCTTTATATTTTCCTTTTGCGTTTGGCTCTGCTGGATCCTTTGATACTTTTGCTACTGGTGGTAATTCTTGTGCCACTTCTGTTTTTTTAGCTTCTGCTTGTTCTTCTAATGATACTAATTTTTTTGTTTCATCTATTACTTTATCTTCACTATGAATAGCCCATAGTTCTGACAGTTTTGGAAGTCCAGCAAAGTGATGAAATTCAACACCACGCTTTGTCAACTCTTCTTTTAATTGTTCGAGAGTTAGTTCTTCTGACATAGTTTTTATATTATTTATTAACTGTAATATTATTATAACACATTTTCTTGTGATAATCAAACTTATCCACAACCTTGCAATTTCCATGGTCGCAAAAAATAGCATTTATAACACCACATTTATTATTACGACACTTAACTTCTACTAATCCTTTTTCTATTTCGTAAAATAAAAGAGTCTTTTTGCATTTGATGCATGAACATTTTACAAGCATGTAATTGATGTTATTTTGTTAGTCTTTTTTCTATTTCTTTTTTGGCCTCTTGTGATTGCTTGGTGTTGGTTGGCTTTTTGACATTCTTAAAACTGTTTATTACTGGCTTGCCACCCACCTTGTCGAATCTTGCTTCAACACTTTTTGGGATTGGATTTGCTTTTGGTTGTTTTTCTGATTTGAACACTGGGATCCACACTCCCCGACAAAAACTATGAACTAAATCAAGATTTCTCATTGGATCATTTGGTTTTACTATCCTTTTATCTAGTGATAGGCAGGTATTGCAAGTCTTACCATCTATTACCTCACTTCTCTGAAAATAGGATATTAAATTGATATTACTTTCAAACACTAGACCTCTCCCACGATTGATATTTTGCCCCACAACGGTCCCAGAGGTGTTTGCTATCAATTTGCTCCCTTTATCGTTTAAATTCTTCTTAAGGGCTGTTTTTATGGCCACAGCGGAGGCTCCTGCTATTATTCCATTCTTTACTATATCCCTACCTGTTTTTTGCATTTCAAACACATAATTCTCGGCGTATTCTTGGCTTTCAAAGTTCTTCAATGCTTCTTGCTCTCGTGGTGTAGCGGTTGGTTTTACGCCCATTTCTTTGGTAGCTGTCTTTTTACCTACCTCATAACTCTGTGCAATTGATTTATTAATTGACTTTTTGTAGATCAATAGTCCACCAAATATAAGCATATTTAGCCCCCCAATGTCTTTTTTATCCACACTTTTCACTGCTTTATCCACATATTTATCCACCTCATCATTCGTTGTGCTGATCATCTCTCTTTCGAGTTGCCCCTCGATCTGATTAAAACTCTCATTCAAGAATTTGAAATCTGCTTTTTCCTCATAGATTGTAAATTCGCGCGTTGGCTTATAGGGTTTTTCTGTCAACAATTTGTGGTCGTGAATATGCTCCTCATTCTTTTTTAAGTTTTTTTTTTCGTCAACTTTAGGCTTTGCCGGTTGATTTGGATTGACCATTGGCATTGGTGGATTTTTCTTCAGCTCTCTATCAATCTCCTTGTCCTCCTCATATTCTTTTTCTAATACTACCATCTCTTCATCATCTAATTCTGGTAAATCAAAGGTATTGCGTGTCCACTGTTTGATTTTAGGATCTTTGTCGACTAATCCGGAGTTAGTGAGTGATGACAATACCTCGCTCATTTCCTTGTAATCAATATCCCCTAATGGGTTGTGTCTTAGTCTGACCTTTGGCGCGTTATCTCCAAAATTAAATTTAACCAAATCATTAATGACTTGTTTTTCCATCTGTTCTTCTAGGTATTTGATTTTCTCCTCGACGTTCTTCAAGAAAAATGATGACTGGTCTTTGCTCAATGCAAAACTCCCAACCTCTGAACTTCCCAGACCCAAAAACATCGCCAAAACACTTAATAGTATTTGACGATTATGATGTTCTACTGATTTGTCTATTGCGTCGCCCTGTGGATTTCCGCTTGGTGTTACTAATTCAAACTCACCATCTTCTTTTTTCCATGGGAATACTAAAAAGCCTTTTTCGTTAGTCCTGATGTTGGCCAACATATTTTCTGCCGATGACTTCTCGGCTGTACCAAATCCCTCTGGTAGATATAATGTTGGAATACCCATACCGTTCTTCTCGGCTGATATTCCTTGAATCTTATATAGTGTATTTTTATAATAATAATGTTTATAGGCTGCTCTCAATATACTTCTACCCGTCACATCATCGCCCTCTTTGTCATTAGTTAAAATCAAAAGTTTACGCGCTGGTATTTCTGCACTAGTCTTTGATACTGATGGATCGTCTGTCCTTATCCATTGTTTTATGCCGAACTGTTTTTGTCCACTGACATCAATTTCCCAGTCTTGAATTGACCTTGGGATACGTGGTGATAAATCTCTCAACATCACCTGTCCTTTTTCTATTTTAAAAATCTTCTCAAATGCATAATGTCCGTATGCTAAAAACAATAATGACTCACGCACGAAGTCTTTCCAACTTCTCTCCATCCCCTCGAATAAATTATCTTCTAAAAACTCAACTATCTTTTCGTCCTCACATTCGATGTACCAGTCTGTTGCTAAAATTGGAGCATTGATTGCTCGAAGCACGCCGTCTATCACACCGTCTGTCCTCATCTGATCTACTAAATCAATCCTTGACTCATCGCGCCAATCTGCATTTTGCTCATCAAAAAAATAACCACCATAGCGTTGTGTTCCGCTATCACCAAATATTGTACCCATTTGTTTTAGTGTCAAATCTTGCACTGGATATGGTGCATTTTGACCTTGGATATCTTTTTCACTTTCAAGAGGCATATTTTAAAATTTCTTTTTAAATAAATTTCCGGCAATCGTGGATGCTCTATCTTTATTATACACTATTTCTTCATCTTTGTAAAAGTTAAGGTTTTGATATGACAATTCTAAGGCTCCCATCAGGCTGTCACAGTTCCCAACTAATATACCATTTGCATAAAAACAATTAGATTTTTCGACTGTTATGTCGTAAACGGTTTGCACATCCTTGTGAGCAAACTTTAGCTTTTTTGTATTTGTCTGTTTTAAATTCTTCACCACACCATTCACATATTCTTGTTTCTTTTTGTTTTTTATATTTATTTTTTTGAATACAGTTTCTACTACAAAAATTAGACCTTGTGGGAAATGGCGTTTTATATTCTTTTCCACACATTTTGCACAATTTTGTAATTCTTTCTTTTTTTTCAAATGCTTGTTTTGCATTTCTGCTGTGCCATTCTCTACCCTCTTTACTGCTGTGCCATTTTTTTGTAAGCAAGCGTATTTTTGCCAGATGTTCAAGTAATTCTTTTGTAATTTTTTGGGGATGTTTTTTAGCGTGTTGTTTACGTGATAAACACTCCAAATTGTCAATGTTGTTATTAAACCAATCACCATCCTTATGATGAATAATATTGCCTTTTGGTACTTTCTTTTTATTATAAAATTCCCAAATCGCAACATGAAGTCCTTTAGGATTTTTCCGTCCTTTATTTTTTGTTGAGCTAGATAGATAATACCTTTTTTTCCCGAGCAATACATATTTTGTTCCATTAAAATAAATATCTCTCGGTATTTCCACTCTATTGCCTTTATAATTGATAATTTGCATATATCAGTAGTATACACTATAGTGTCGGCATTTGCAAATTCTTTATTATTAAAAATAGGATGGTCTGCTGTACAAATCAAATTGCCAAAATTTATGACTTCTTTTTCGCCCATATTTTTCCACGCAGTGACTTTTTGTATTCCAAGAGGTGTTAAAACTCTATCCCCAACTTTTATATCTTTTATTTTTTTATCTCCAAAAGGTGTTGCTATTAAACTATCACCAGATAAACATCTATCATCATGCTCTAAAACTTCCAGCCCCAAAAATAAAATCTGATCGCGCGTCTTCCTCATCTCTGGTCGCAAATGCACTTCCCCTCTTTCGAACATCGGCTCGAGTGCTTGCAGTCTGCCGAGTTTGTCCGATCCGAATTTATCCTTAATTGCTTTTGGTCGAGTTCCTTTAATTGGAATATTCTTGTCAAATCCGTATAGTTTATTTCCGTGAATTATCGCTTTACCTTTTAATCCTAAATCTAATTCGCCTGACTTCCAACTCATTATATTCTGGAATACTGCCGTCTGATTCATGACTTTTTCCACGCCGACTACATGGGCTTCGGGATGTTCTATCCATGTCTTGATCACTTCCTTAGCCTGTTCTGTCTGACTACATCTCCCAGCTTTTTGCTCAATTACATATCTGTGACGGTCTTTCCTCGCCCATTTTAAAACTGTAATGCACCACTCATCAGCTGTAGCACTCTCACCTGCCTGTGGATCCATAAATATAACCTTTTTAAAGTTCTTCATCTCTGGCAATTCTGTGAAGTTGTTGTCGTCTATCCACAGTGGATTGAAATTAGCCAGTTCATCGTTTGTTGGTTCGTTCATATATTCTTGGGCAAATGATCTCGTTCCCGAGTCTTCCCGGATCTGATCTAGCTTTTCCATACTAAATATAGCAGGCCATATGCTTTTTTTGTCCTCTATTGCTTTTCTAAAAATCCCCCCGAACTTCTTATAAAACTGTAATATCTCCGCCTCTTGGTGTAAGACTGTCCCAATTAGCTTAATTTTGCCCCTCTCAGCGTCTAAACTGTTAAATATGACGTTATATAACCACTCGTGCAATTTCTGTCGCCTTTCGGCTTTTCTGACCTCTTCATCATCTTCAATATCATCGCACACAATCTTGGTTGGTCTTTGGTTTTTAATATTTACACCACGCCCCTTGCCCGCCCCCCTAGCGACCGCATTGATTCCATTTATCGTTTCAAAATGCTTGTTAGTCCACTTCCTGTCTTTCTTATTTTCTGGTGGTACTAAATCTCCAAATACCGCATGCAATAAATCATTATTTTCTAGCTCTGTCTTGATCCCCTCAAAATGAAAACCTGCGTCTGTGAGAGTATTTCCGATGTATAGGATTACTGGCTCGGTGCCGTAAACTATGTCGTGGATCGTGTCGAGTTTAATCCACGTTGACTTGGCGTGTCCACGTGGAAATATTATGCCACTATGTCCTGTGCTGTTTATTGCCTCTAATAAAGATAAATGGCACTCGGGGACATCCTCGGTGCCTTTTATAATGTGTGGGAAGAAGTATCTGCCAAATATGTGTAAATTCTTTTTGTTTTTCAACGTTCTTTTAATCCAATCTGCCTGCTCTTGTTTTGGTATTTTTTTTAAATTCTTCCTCCAATAATTGTATGTTAATTTTTTTTCTTCCATGAGATAAAAATTAGTCCCATTCTTTTGCTCGTTTATCCGCTTCTTCTGAGAAGTTAATTGTTATTGTCCCGGGTGCATTTCCTCCAAACTCTATTTTCTTTTTCCTCGTCAAATAATCCATTCCGTTATTGTAGCTTCCTTTGGCGTGTTCTACTACTTTCTGACGGATAGCTAAAACTGGTCTTTCTCTCAAAAGTTCTAACTCGTCAAAAAGTTTTATATTATTTTTTTTCCAATTATAAAATGTCTGATTAGATATTTCTAAGTAACAACAGACTTCTGCGATACTTGCATCGAATGAAAAAACCTGCTTTAACTTTTGGACAGCATCATCTGTGAGTTTACTAACTCCCTCTCCTATCTTTTTATTCTTTGCATCCCTTTTTGTAGGTCTACCTGCTTTCTTTTTGACCTTTGTTGTTTTAGGTTTTGTCATATTATTCAATATTAAAATATCCTTTTAATGATTCAATAAAATTCTTTGTACTGACAAATCCAAAATGTAATAATTCTGGTTTTGGTTTTGCTACCCAGCCCGGAGATAATGACATATTTGGGAAGTCCGAGGCGTATTGTTCTTCTATCTCTACCCATCCAATACATTCGCTATGGTTAAATCCTTTTAGGATAGGGACTTTGACGTATTTTATTTCTTTTGTTTGGTTCTTGACCATATGTTTATAATTTATGTCCTATAAGTTTTTCTATTTCTTTGGTTGTTTTATCAAACTTTTCTTTTGCTTTTATTGCTTCGTTTTTCCAATATCCCAATCCTTTATCTGTTTTACATACACTACTCGCTTGTCTTTCTCTTCTTTGTCCATTTTCATTGGTTGGAATAAAAAAATCTACTATTGCATTTTCTGTTTCGAATGGGAGAGTTATAGATTCATATTTATCTAATATTTTAATTATATCTTTCAAGAAACATTTTTTGTCATCCATAATAATAAGATCAAACTTATCTACTTGCATAAAGTTTAAAAACTCTTCCCATTCATTTTCAAAGTCAAATACTAAATCTTCGAATTGTTCTTGCCATATTAAATTTGATAATATATTCATATAATTAAATTATTACCTTTGACAAATATAAATTCCTAATTGGATATTTTCTTTTTTCTTTACATTCTAATAATTCATTATATTGTTCTTTGGCTCTTTTCAATGAATAGAATCTATCAAAGTGTTGGTACCCTGCCTCATTCCAAGTGACTAAATAAATAATTTTCATACTAAAAAATTAAAGCCACCCCAATCATTATCCATCCGAGTGACATATATTTACCAAATGCCACTGAAAATCCAAAACCGTATCCTCTGATTGAAAATATTGGGTCTTCCATTATAATTGGCATAGGAATAAATAAACCTATTACTGATAAAAAGTGGCTGTATGGTTGTGGAACTACTTTATAATACTTCTCTTGGTGGACATGTGGAGTGACATCTCTTATCTCTCCGTCTTTGGCTGTTGTGGATGTGTTTTGTTTGTTCATAAAATATTTGTATAAAGTTAATTATTATATTGTTCAAACATTTCTATTGCTGGGGTGAGTGGTATTTTATTTGATAACCATAACTGGAATAAAAACATTGCTAGAGGATATGTTCGTGTGGCTATTTTAAATTCTCCGTATGTCATAGTTTTGTGGCTTTACTCCCATAATTATCTGTTTTTCTGTGGCATTTCTGACACAATGTTAGGCCATTTTTTAACACATATCTTAATTTTGGGTATTTAGCAAATTCTTTTATGTGATGAGCATTCAATTCCAAACCTCTTTTTCCACATTCTTGACATGTATAATTGTCACGTTTAAACACTGCTTCACGCCATTTTTTATATCTTGCAGTTTTTCTTTCCAATTCGTTAATTGATGATATTCCACCTTTCCAAAAATGACAGTTCTTGCCTTTATTAATTGGTGGTCTGTTTCCACTCTTTTTGTGGGCTTGACTAATTTTTAACTTGGTTTCTTCTGAAAGTGGTTTGCGTTTTTTTCCTATTTTAGCAAGTCTTTGTTTTCTCCTCCATTCATCTGATCTTGGTGGATGTTTTCTACCAATAGATGCTAATCCTATTTTTAACTTGGTTTCAACACTTAATTTATTTCCTTTCAAAGCAATAGAATTTGCTAATCCTATTTTTCTCTTTGTTTCCTTTGACATTGGTTTTCTTTTGTATGTTCCTGTTGGCATAATATATTTTAAATATACTTATATTATACCATTTTAACTCTATTATAGCAAACTATTTTCCATAAGCATTTATTAAATAAAGAACGAAGGTGGATCTGTCAATTCAGTCCGGAGAAGTAATACCCCGAGGGAGTTGGAAAGAGTAAAACCTTAGCCTCTTATTTTCTCCCCGACCTTTTATTTGTTTATTTAAGTGCCTCTTCTAATTCCTCGAGTACATCATCATCCTTTGGTTCAAAACCTACTTTGTCGCCCCATTCTTCAAAATATTTCTTGCATACTTTTTTAGTTTCTTCTGTAATTTCAAAAGTATGTTTAACAGCATCCAACTCATTGAATGATCCTTGGACCTCTCTTAGGCTGTCTGATATTTCTTTAATCTGTGCTACTATTATATCTATTCTTTTGTCGTATACCTCTTTTTCTTCCTCTTTTTCTCTTGGATTTTCTTTCTTCAATTCTTCTGTTTTTTCTTTAACAAGGCCATTGTGTTTGTCAGCGATTTCTTTCCATTTTTCTTGGTATTCTTTTAATGCTGATTCTACTGCTTTGCTAAAATGTCGTCTTTGTGAGCTTTCTTCGCCATTAAGACGGCGAGAAGAAAACTCCTCTTTTTTTGTCTTTGGATTAAATTCTTTTGTCCCGTCGTATTGTAGGCCGGTTGAAAGCAGGCCAATAGCTTTTATGGTTAACTCCATAGTGTTTTATGGTTATGGTCCTTAATCGGACTCTTTAATTATTATATCACATTTTTGTACAAAAACCAAGTAAATATCCAATTAAAACTAATCCACCAGCCATCCATAACAGAGTAGATAACTTAATGGGATCAACGGGTTTTTTACAATTTGCACAGATGTTGATACAGTGTAGAGGTGCTCCACAATGTTCACAAGTTTTCTTTATTAATGTCTGGGAATTAACCATACGACCACCACATTTTGGACACTTGCCTTGTTTTAGATTATCCCAGTTCATACTCAATTATTTAAGTTTGTCTTTTGAAGGGGGGGTTACAAGTTGCGTTTTAGGGGGTTACAATAGTTATTTAGATTGATTAAGTTTATCTGTAAACTTTAGTACCGTATTCATCCCCATCCAAAAGCCCTCTGCGTATTCGTCATCTAGCTTATTAAAATTACCAAGCACATCTCTTTCTTCTTCTGCAAAGTCTGCGATAGTAGAGATTACCTTAGAGCGTTCTTCGGCTAGGTAATCTTTAACATATTTCTCTACTTCTTCTAATGTTTTCCATTCAACATAGTACAACGAGCTTATAAATTGTTCTTGGTCTGGTTTATTTTTCATATTCTAGTTTATAGCTTTGAATTAGATTTTCTTATTCTAGTGTTTAATTAACTATATTCTATAGAGGTGTGTTGCAAACACTAGCCTGCCGTCCCTTATTAGATACCCCTGCACTACACAGGTCTTGCTTGTCTAATAAAGTTTTACAAGATTACTCTTGGATTACCCGTCGGCAATGGCATAGATGATTTTTTATTTAACGGTTATGCTCCTATAGTTTTAGGAGCTTGCCCACACAGTACCATTTTAAAGTTTTCACACAACGGGGATATAAACTATTTCTCTATAGAATGTAATTAATTAAGTTATTTACTAAATAGAATAGATGATGGGCAATTGGTTTGCGACTTTATAGTTTCCTTACTCTCGGGCAATTAACCCCTACCCTAGGAACAATAGTATTATTATACCTGTCTTGGTTACCACACCACCATCATCGTATTCTATCCAGTAAATTACTGGGGTGTTAGTCTTCAAAATTACCATATTCCTTTGCTACTTTTTTATAAGTTTTCCAATACACATCAAAGGTTGTTTTTAATTTATTAAAATTTATATTATCGGCTTGTTCAAAAGCACCTGCTAATGCTACAACAAAACTTCCTCCCTGTCTTTTCATCGCTTTTATTATGTTATAATGTTCTTCTTCCATATTATTTTTACTCAGGATTAAGTTCCTGTGTTATTTACTAAGCTCTTTTATATCAATACCTTTTTCTCTTTCTTCGTCTGTTATTTTACAATTATCTAAATCACCACTCAAGCCAGTGCAATTACCACTCAAGCCAGAGCAATTACCACGCAAGCCAGAGCAATTACCACGCAAGCCAGAGCAATTACCACTCAAGCCAGAGCAATTACCACGCAAGCCAGAGCAATTACCACTCAAGCCAGAGCAATTACCACTCAAGCCAGTGCAATAACCACTCAAGCCAGAGCAATTACCACTCAAGCCAGTGCAATTACCACTCAAGCCAGTGCAATAACCAATCAAGCCAGAGCAATTACCACTCAAGCCAGTGCAATAACCAATCAAGCCAGTGCAATCACCCCACAAGCCAGAGCAATTACCACGCAAGTCAGTGCAATCACCACTCAAGCCAGTGCAATCACCCCACAAGCCAGTGCAATCACCCCACAAGCCAGTGCAATTACCACGCATCTCTTCATTTTTACCCTCAATCCTTACTTTGTCTTTGTAATGGTATAAAACATTTGTTGTTTTTGTTAATTCTTTCTTCATATTTATATTTTATTCAGGATTAAGTTCCTGTGTTATTTGTTTATATTATCTCCAAAAGCAACCCCCAAATCTAAACATTTCCTTTTTTCTTTATTCCATCTCCAACCGTATTTATATTTTCTAACACAGCTCATCATTTCTGATCGCTCTTTGATTGTCAATCCTCCCATGCGTTCCTCTGTTTGTTTCTTTGCTATTCTACTAAAATGACTACTGCCATATTTTTTAAATGTAGCTTGTCCGCCCAGAGGTGCTATCTTTTTCAGTTGTTTCCGTCTTTTATTATTCATAATCTACTTGATTTGGTTCTGCAATTATTATTCCGTGTTCTTGTGCAAAATATACCCTTATCTTTTCCCAGTATTCCACATCTTCTGTTGTCGTTAAATCCTCCGAACTATCTTTTTCATATGGTAAAAACATTGACTTACAAAAGCTGTGTATTTCAAGGGGGAGCATTCCTAATTCATCAGCTATTGTTGTCATCATTACAGACCAGTAGAATTTTCTCATTTGTCCGCTCTTTGGCTTGCTTGGCTTTCTTATGATCAACTCATATTTCCCGGGCCACAGTGTCCTAATGTATTTATGAAATAACTCCATTTCTTTCAGTGGTAATCTGTGGTCTTTGTCTATTTCTACTGTGAATTTTGGGGTTGGGTTGCTCATATTTTAGAAAGGAATATCTTCGACATTTATATCGTCTGTTTCTGACTTTTCTTGTTTATTATAATTCCCCACCTCACCATTATTTTCTTCGCTCTTGGCATAACCTTCTTCTTTCTTCCAATTGTTTATCTTTGCATATCCTTTGCCTTGCTTTGATTCCAATAAGTCGAGGTTGATCCATTCTTCTGTCATTCCGGATAGTGTGGCGATCAGATTTTCTCTTTTGATTGATATTGATCCTTTGACGAATTCGGGCGCGGTCGGTCTAGGTAGCTTGAAAATCAAGCCATCTAAAAATACATTTTCTTCTGACATATTATTTTTTATTACTTTTACGCCATTCAGCTTGTCGTTCTTTTAGTCTGTTTTTTACAGTCAGACAAGCTTTGAAGGCTTTATAATCTTTTACTAGACTACCTTTTGTGATCTCTTTTACCTCGAACTCTCCGTCTTCTTTTCCAAATCTGATGATCATCGCTCCGTCAAATTCTATCCCAGTTTCTTCTTGGTAGGCTTTGTAGTAGGCTGATACTTGGAAGTACATCTCATCATAAATTCCTTTACTTGATTTGTAATCTATCAAGTACAGCTTTCCGTTTATCTTGGCCACTGCGTCGAGGGTTCCTACAAATCCGTTTTTTCTGGAGTACACCATACGCTCTGCTTCTACAAATTCAATGTCATGGTTGTTGTACCAGTCTAGGAAGGCATTTATTCCGTTCAAAACTTCTTTTGGTGCGTCTTCTGGGATACTGATGTCTTTTCCACTTGCTTTGGCAAGAGCGAACTGCTCGGCCCAGTCATGGATTGCGGTTCCAAAGTCCCCCGCCTTTTCTTTCTTGATTGTATGTTGCATGCTTGCGTCAACAAGAATATTTTCAATCTCTTCCTTTGAAAATGTTTTGCCTTTGTATATTGCGTCCCGGATGTATTGGGTGGTTAGTTTTACTGCCCAAGGAATCAGCGCACGACTTTTGTCAATAATTCCTGTGCATGTTGTCACACCAAGTATGTAGCTTTTCTCGCCTTTCAGTTTGTACCGGTGGCTGTTTGGGTAGAATATTATATCCACTTCGCCGTTGTATAGCGTTTTTTCTATTGTTTCTGTTTTTGCCATACTATTTCTTTTTAGCTTTTGCCAACTTAGCTTTGACATCCTCTGGTTTTATCTTTTTATCCACCTTCTCGTCAAACTCCTCCAACAACTCCTCTGTGGTCTGCTCTGTGGCTTGTTTTTTGCCCTTTGTGGCTGTTTTGGTGGTTTTTGTGGACACTTTATCGTCTGCCTTTTTATCATCGCTTAAATCGGCTTTTTTTGACCATTTATAAGTTTTTGATCCTTGGCATGCTTTTACTATCTTTGCGAAGTCTGGTTCGATGTATTTTCCGAGTTGTCCAGTTCTGTCTTTGGCGGTTTGTTTATCGTTGCCCGGGTCTACTACGATTACTCGCACATCTTCTCCATCCCGGTTAATTGATGTCATATATCCAACCACATCTACCATGTTGATTAGTTCCTCGCTTATCTTTGTGGCGATCATTGGTCTTTTTACTATTCTCTGCTCGTCGTCCATCTTCTCGTCTATGTGAGCGATTAGGATTACATTTTTTCCACTATCTCGTAAAAACTTTACGAAGTTTCTCATTTTCTTTTTTACATATCCCCACCCGGCCATTGTTGGGCTTCCGTCTGGTTGTACCAGTTTGGAGTTGCCAAAATCAGCCAACCCATTGATTAGTTTGTCCATTGCCTCTCCGATTGGATCCACGATGATAGTTTCGTAATCCCCTGTTTTTACTGTTTCAATTAGTTCTCTGTCCTCGAAGTCTTTCCATGTTTGGATCTGCACTACGTCTATTTCTATTCCACGAAGTCCGAAGTATTTTGCACCATTCTCACAATCTAGTAAAAGTGGTTTTGGTGCGGTTGACGCAAAAGTTGTTTTGCCTATTCCACCGTTGCCATATATCATAGCAATGATACTTGGTTTTATTTGTGGATCTCCTGTGTTGACTATTTTCATAGTTCTAATGATTATTAATTATCACATTCACGATCATTGTCATCGTCAATGTCTGTTTGCTCTTGTTCTCTCTCCCATTCACACTGGGCGAGTGCTTGGTCGTTGTCCATAGGCTTTTTTGTTACTATCCGCAGGAGTAGGTTCAGGCGGACCCATACCTACCCTGCTGTTTAGTCTTCGATATATTCATATTGATATATCTTATGTTTATGTATTTATAATACCATACTTTTGGTTGCTTGTCAAAATATTACTGTGGATAACTATTTACATGTATTTTCTATAACTTCTTTTGCCTCATCAAACCCATTACAAATATAAGCCTGTACACTATTACAATTATTAAGTTTTGCAATCCATTCCTTTTGCTCTTTACTGGTCACACTATTTTTTACTCTTTTCATTTCTATAAAAATCAATAAATTCTTAATTATAATCATGTAATCAGGTACTCCACGCTTTACTCCTTGTTTCTTATTTCTCATCTTAACTCCCCAGCTTTTTGTAAAAGTTTCGTTAGGAATATGTGCATATGTTATACCTCTCTTGTCAAGATACTCTGCTAGCACAACACACTCGTCGTATTCAGTTGGCGTTTTTTGCATATAATTCTTCTTTACTTATTTTTTTATCATGCGCGTCCTCATGACACGATCTACACAAACTTATTAAATTTTTTACTTCATCACTTCCACCTTGGCTTTTAAAAGTTATGTGATGAATATCTACTGCTTGTCTTTTATTACAATATTTACACATAATAATATCCTGTTCTCCTATACCGTGGAAGCCCATGTAGTCTTTAATGTATTTTTTCATGCTATACCCTTTATAGTTATTAAATTAAAGTTATTTGTCTAGTTTGGTTTTCAATACGCTCCATAGCTTGGTCGTAGTATTCTTTGTCTAAGCTATTAAATTGGAATAAAGCTATTTGATATTTTGCAGATAATTCTTGTGCCTTTTGACATTGTACTGGAAGCCATTTTTTATAATATTCTGGGTCTTTTGACATATAAGAAAGATAATATTGGATTTCTTCGAGTTGCTTAAAAACTTCTTTTGGCAAATCATAATCTCTTAAATCGTAAAATCCTTTGTATGGTTTGTATTCTTTTATCAACTTGTGATTATATTTTCTTTTCATAGATATTTTTTATAAAACTCCATCTGCTCTTTCACCTCTTTTTTTTCATCTGCAACTGAATACAAGCCCTTACTTTTGTCTTTTTCAAGTTCTTTATATTTCTGTTCAAGAAAATCTAATCTTTTTTGTGGTGTGTTTTCTGTATCTTGTCTATACTTATTGTCAAAGAAAATTCTACAAAAATAATCTTGTTCAATGTCATATACTACAAATTCCTTATGACACCTGCCCCAGTCAAGAGACACCTCAATAAAATCAATAATTCCAGCGTTTTTTCTTTTTTGAAGATGTTTTCTCATACTAATTTATTCTTAGCTCTTAATTGTTTACCATCACACTCCACACATATAAATCTAACAACTATAGTTAATTAAATTAAACCTGTTCCTATAATGAATGTGTTATTTAAAACAAGATAATAATTTGTAATCTAAACCTATTTTTTTACATCTCTTTTTCAAGACCTTTTTATTTATTTTAGGATTGGAATTAATTATTTTTAATAATTTTTGCAAGGTATCTTCTGGTGATTGTTTCATATAGTTTAGATAAGGGTTTGTTAGTTAAAATATCTGTATACTGCTTGTCCTGCTTCCCAGCACAATAATATTACGGCAATATCAATCGCCCTAATTGTAATTTTCCTCATACGTTTATTTGTTTAATGGATGTATTATTTAATTCCACGTTGCTTCTATTGAATCTACTCCTAGTTTTTTATCTATTATTCTACAAAGTTTTTCTAGTTTTTTAAAGAAGTCCTCACCGTCTTTCATCGTGCTTTTGCCTAATCTTCTTTCTATTGCTTCATCTTGTAATTCAAGTGCTATTTTATCAATCTCTGTATTTTCAAACTGTTTTGGTATCTCTATTTCAAAGAAATGGTCACCTGCTCCACTGAACCATGAATCTATCTCTCCTTTTGTCCATAAGTCTGGGCTAGATTCTGCCATTTTGTTGTTTGTTTCAAGATACCCTTGCATTCTTTCATAGTGTTTTGCGAATAAGACAAGGTTATAAATGAAACCTTTACCAAACTCTGATTCTTTTTTCTTCATACGTTTATTTGTTTAATGGATTAGTTAATATTTAGGTTGTTTTTCGCTCCAAGTTGTCCATCTGTATTTCCCTGGTAAGAATAGTTTAGTAGAAATCCACCATTTATATCTATTATACAAAGTTTTCTTAACATTTATCTCAAAAATCATATCATTTGTTATCCACCATTCAAAATTAGTTTTTTTAATCTTCATAGTATTGTCAAATTATTTATTTTTTTAGATATATAATTTAAGTTGTGTAAGAAATTCCCAAAATTACAAGTAGGACATCTGAATTTATGGCACTTGCTGTCTTGGTCCCAGTAGGTATATAAACCATCTTCTTTGCATCTAGGACAAATGCAACTTTTGCTGATTACTCTTTTTTTCTTTAGTGTCTTGGATATGTGCTGTAAATCTTGATTCGTCATAGGCTAAAAATTCAGTTATTGATTGGTAAAATGTATATTTTTTACCGCTCTTTTTATGAATTAGGGTTAGTTTATAAAACGGTAGTCTATAATATTGCATATCGAAGTATGTTTGCTATTTCAGCACATTCATCTTCTGTCCCATAATATAACAATTCAAAGTCAAGAGGGTTAGAAAGATATTCGGTGTTATCCTCATCAAATATTCTTATCCATTTTCTACTTGGGCTGTATTCTATAAATCTATTCATAAGTCGTATGGTGTTAATGATACTTGTCCGCTTTTTAGATGAAACCACATGTCAATCGTTCCGTCTAGTCCGAACTTATTTTTACTCACCTGGATCTTCATTTCTACCCATTCGGCGTCTGGTTCTTCTCTGGTCTTGTCCCTCTTTAGCACCAGTGCAAAGTCGGCAGAGGCTTCTATCGCACCAGATCCTTTGTATCCAGCCCCAGCTCCCCCACCCTTTTGTGCTGCATTGCTTATTTGAGATAATAGCAGTATCGTTATTTTAAGTTCCTGTGCTAAATTTGATAAGTCATGTGCTATTCTGGACATCAGCGGAGTTTCTTCATATATCTTGCCATGGGTAATTTTCTGTATATAATCTATCATTACAACTTTTACGCCTTTTGTGTATACATCCTTTCTGATTATCATTTTTATCTTTTCAAAATCAAAGTCGGTATGTATATCAAGATTTGAATGGTTTAAAAATAATTTACCCTCATCGATGTTATTTTTTGTTTCTTTATCTAATATTCCCTTGATCACTTTCATTGATGATAATCTGTGTCTAATACCTATCAGCTTTGCTGTCAGATCTGTTTGGCTCATCTCGGTTGATACTATGCTCACTGGTATCTCTTGCTCTAATAGGCTATGAACTATATTCAAAGCATATGATGTTTTACCTGTACCATGCCACGCGCCTATTACCCAGAGATGTCCGGGGCGAAGTCCGTCAATCAAATTATCTATTTTTCCATTTCCCGAACTAAAACCAATTATGTTTTTACCTTCTTCATATTTCTTTGAATATTCTTCTTGTAATGTGTTTAGGTCTTTTAAAATTGATTGCACTGAATCGTTCTTTGTTTTTAATGGGTTGACTTCGTATAATCTATTTTGAACCTCGGCCAGTAATTGATTGATTTCTTTTTCGTCATCATAAACTTCTTGTGTGTTTGTTTCCTGTGCTGATAATATCTGTCTTCTAAGTGATTTGTCTTTTACTATTTTTGCATAGTCTTTTATGTGGCCAACTGTTACCACGCTGTTTATTAATCTTGTTAAATACCCAACACCACCGATTGCTTCTAGTTGTTTTTTGCTTTTTAGCTTTTCAGACATTGTGACTATGTCTATTTTTGTCCCAGCATTAAAAAGTTCTAAATAACCACTAAATATACCATTGTGTTTTATTGAATAAAAATCATCTTGATCAATAAAATCAATAATGTGGTAGATTGCTTCTTTATCTAATAATAATGATCCGAGTAAACACATCTCTGCTTCTAGATTTTGTGGTAATATTTTTTCTAGTTCGTTTAAATCTATCATATTATAATTTTCTCCTTTCTGAAACATCTAATTTAATTTCTTGTTCTGGTATGTTCCAGTTTTCAAGTATTGTTGATAGTTTCATTTTTGGCCACCCTTCCTTGTCGCATTTCTTTTTTGCATTATCAATTTTCGTTTTGATTTCCTTGTTAATCTTCTCTGGATCATCGCCGTTCTTTTTCTGGGATAGTTCTATCATCCCGTCTATTGTTTTTTTGTAGTTAAAATATATTCCCGATGTTTCCGGTATATTAAATACCTGCATATAGTATTTTGAAAGTTTTACCACAAACCCCCTTGGAAGTTTAAATTTGCTCTTTGGTTCTATTTCCTCTCCACTCTCGTCTAATTCAATTGTTGGTTCTTCGTACATAGGTTTTTTGTTATCTGGCGATTTATCGCC